CACTCTTTATTGGGACTCCAGCCGGAAAGAATCACTTCTATGATTTGTTTTTAGAGGCAGAAAAAGATGAAGACTGGGAAGCATTTCAGTATACATCTACAGATAATCCTCTGATTGACCCTAAAGAAGTAGAAGTAGCAAAAAGAACAATGTCTACACAGGCATTTAGACAAGAATTTGAAGCCTCGTTTGTAAGTTTTACTGGAGGCATATTTAAAAATGAGTGGATTAAGTATGATGAGAATGAACCGGAGGAAGGCAATTTTGTTATTGCGGTTGACCCTGCGGGTTTTGAAGCAGTGGAGAAAGAACGTGGTCTTAAAGGGAGTAAGTTAGATGAAACAGCTATATCAATCGTTAAAATCCACGGTGACAAGTGGTGGGTCAAAGATATACTCCACGGTAGATGGAATATTAAAGAAACTGCTTCTAAGATACTACAGGCTGCAATTGAAAATCAAGCAACTACTGTAGGAATAGAATCTGGAGCGTTAAAGAACGCTATCTTACCTTATCTACAAGATGAGATGAGAACACAAGGTAGGTGGGTAGTCATAACAGATGTAACCCACGGTGGTAAGAAGAAAGCAGATAGAATTACTTGGGCATTGCAAGGTAGATTAGAACACGGCAAGATTACATTTAACCGTAATCCTAGCTGGAATGGAGAGTTAGAGACACAGTTAATAGAGTTTCCTAGTAAGGGAACACACGATGACATTATTGACTCGCTCGCATACATAGACCAAGTTAGTGTAGCAGACTTTATGCACACAATTGAATTAGAAGACGAATGGGAACCTTATGATGAAGTTGCAGGATACTAATGGAAGAAAATAAATATCAAGGATTAGCAGGATGGCTAGGCACTCGTCTAGAAGAATGGAGAAATCACAGAGATTCTAATTATTTAGATATGTGGGACGAATACTACCGTCTATGGCGTGGTATCTGGAAAGCCAGTGATAAAACTAGACAATCTGAAAAGTCTAAATTAATATCTCCAGCATTGCAACAAGCAGTAGAATCATCGGTTGCTGAAATTGAGGAAGCTACATTTGGCAGAGGTAAATGGTTTGATATCAAAGATGATATGTTAGACCGAGACCCTAGAGACGCTGAATATGTACGCAATCTTTTGCAGGAAGACCTTGAATCTACAGGGTGTAAAGATGCTTTATGTGAAGTATTTTTAAACGGAGCTGTTTATGGTACGGGTATTGGTAAGATATCTGTAGAAGAAAACACTTGGAAGTACCCGGTTGAAATGCCAGTTGAAGGTACAATGACAACTGAAAGAATATTGCAGGAAGATAATGTAGTTGATGTTAAAGTAGAAGCTATCAGCCCTAAAGAATTTCTTATTGACCCTTCTGCAGTTAATATACAAGAAGCATTAGGTGTTGCACACGAAGTAATTAAACCTAGACACACTATTATTAAAGGCATTGAAGATGGCACTTATAGAGATATTGTTATTGAAGGTGATTATAATATAGACAGACTAAAAGGTTTTGACCCTGAGGGGTCTAGACCTGACGCATCAGACCAAATCAAAATTACTGAATACTGGGGTAAAGTACCAGCTAGATTCTTAGAAGAAAACGAATCTATGGATGATTTTGAATATAATAATGATGAGTTAGTAGAGGCTGTAGTTACTATAGCTAATGATTCACACATACTAAGAGCTAATAAAAACCCATTTATGATGGAAGATAGACCGTTTATTAGTTATCAACACGATATTGTCCCATCGAAATTTTGGGGAAGAGGCGTTTGTGAGAAGGGATATAACCCGCAAAAAGCATTAGACGCTGAAATGAGAGCACGCATTGACTCGTTAGCTCTGACTACTACACCAATGATGGCTGCCGATGCAACTCGTATGCCTCGTGGAGTCAAATTAGAAGTCAGACCGGGTAAGACTGTACTTACTAATGGAGACCCAAGAGCAGCAATAATGCCATTAGCTTTAGGCAGCACCGACCAGAATACTTATACACAAGTCGCAAGCCTACAAAATATGATACAAATGGGAACTGGAAGTGCTGACACAGGTTCACCAGATAGAGCAACCTCTGCAGGTATGTCTATGCAACAGTCTTCTTCTATTAAAAGACAGAAACGTACATTAATGAATTTCCAAAACACATTCCTTATTCCAATGATAAATAAGTGTTTGTGGAGAAAAATACAGTTTGATGTAAATAGATATCCTATAGCAGACTATAAATTTGTACCTTATTCTACTATGGGCATTATGGCTAAAGAGCTAGAAGCACAACAAATGGTTAGTTTATTGCAAGCCATACCTAAAGACTCTCCTGCTTTTAATGTAATACTACTATCTATATTCCAAAATTCTAGTGTACATAACAGAGACCAAGTAGTGCAAGCATTAATGCAGGGTATGCAGCCAGACCCACAAGAACAAGAGATGCAACAAATGGCTATGCAGCTACAGATACAGCAAGCACAAGCAGAAATACAAAAGACTATGGCTGAAGCTCAAGAAGAACAAACTAAAGCAATGCTAAATGCAGCTCAAGCAGGTACTGAGCAACCTACGGAACTTAAGATTCAAGAAGCATATGTTAAATTACAAAAAGAATTAGCAGCAATTGAAAAAATGAGAGCTGACACTGAAAACACTAACGCAGAAACTGTAAGAAATATTCCGGAAATGGAGCACTTACAATCTGAAACATTATTAAACATAGCTACAGCAACAGAAAAGTTACAAGGGTAATATATGGCTAAGACAGCAGCGTGGCAACGCAAAGAGGGTAAGAATCCTAAAGGTGGATTAAATGCTAAAGGTAGAGCTTCTTATAATAGAGAGACTGGTGGTAACTTAAAAGCACCACAAGGAAGCGGAACTGATAGTAGGCGTGTATCTTTTGCTTGTAGGTTTGCAGGTATGGCTGGTCCTATGATAGACGCTAAAGGTAAGCCTACCCGTAAAGCATTAGCATTAAAGAAGTGGGGCTTTAGCTCCGAAGCAGCAGCTAGAAATTTTTGTAATACACATAAAAAATCTTAATGCCAAAAGATAACGAAGAATTTTATAGAGATAGAATAGAGCTTTTAGAAACTGAAGGCTGGGCAGACTTAATTGAAGAATTAAAAGTAATGTCCGAATCAGTCAAAAGATTAGATTCTATTGATAACGAAAAAGACTTGTGGTTCGCCAGAGGTCAGTTGTCAATTCTAAGACAGATGATTGTTTTAGAAGATGCAACAAAAGCAGCGATGACAGAACTAGACAACTAGCGTCATCTTTTTACAACTTCATAACCCTAATGGGCGGAGACAATGATATGAGCAATATAGTAGTAGACCCCGATGAAATATCGGAAGACGAAGTAGAAAACACAATAGAAGAAGAAACCCTAGAAGCACAGGAACAAGAAACAGAAACACCTGAGGTTCCAGACAAGTTCTCCGGAAAAAGTGTAGAGGATATAATCAAAAGTTATCAAAACTTAGAACAAGAACTTGGACGTAAGAGTCAAGAAATTGGAGAGTTAAGACAATTATCAGATAGTTTCCTTAAAGCTGAAGTCTCAAGAAATTCAAGCGAGAATAATCTACAGACAGAAAACTCAAACAACAACGAAACAGAAGAAGATTTTTTTGAAGACCCCAATAAATCGGTTAATTCTTTAATAGAAAATCATCCTAAGTTTCAGGAGTTCCAACAATTCCAAGCTCAACAACAAGCAAATTCGAGTAAGGCACAATTGGAACAGACTCATCCAGATTTTATGGACATCGTACAAGATACAGGTTTTCAAGATTGGGTACAAGCTAGTAAATTTAGAACTAATTTATTTCAAGAAGCAGACGCTTACAATTATGAAGCAGCCGATGAATTACTAACGCACTGGAAAGAGCGTTCAATGATTGATAAGACTGAAGAAGTAAAAGAACAGCAAGAAGCGACTAGAAAAAAAGCTCTAAAAACTGGCAAAAGCGAATCTAAAGTATCATCTGAATCTACAGCAGGTAAGAAAACATATCGCAGGGCAGACCTAATCCGTCTGAAAGCAACAGACCCTAATAGATATGCAGACTTAGCTGATGAAATATACGCTGCCTATGCTGAAGGAAGAGTCAAATAATTTGATAATACTATAACAGGAGTACATTATGGCAACAGGTGCAATCGGCACTAACCATCAAACGGTTACTACTGGTGCAAATTTCATCCCAGAAATCTGGTCAGAT